GGCACGTATCCTCCGACACAATGAATCTGGCTTGCTTGTGGATGATTCATAAGTTCCTGACTACGGACAAACTCTCTGACGCCGAAAAGCATGATGGCGCCATGGCTGTCGCGTTGGTCCTCCAATATAAATACATTACATCTATATTGGCAGCCTGGTTCAAATTTAACGCAGACCCGATCATCGCTCAGGCCACTTACGCGGCGCTGAGTAAGCGGTTCGGTCTGAAGGTGGCCGGTAACTGGGGCGAGCTGTTGCGCCGTCGTGCCGAAGCCATCGTCGGTAAAGGTCAGCTGTGGTACAAGGCACTCGTGGCGTTCGATAAGGACATCGACAAGATCGCCAACGATACCCAGGGTCGGATCAAGGACATCCTGAAGAACATCCGTGACATGTTCACCGTGGTGCAGAACTCTCCAGAGATGCAGATCCGCAACGTGGGTTCGACCATCGAACTCGATGGTGAGCTGAAGATCCGGGATAAGACCCGCCTGATTTCCAGCTACATGCGTTACCTGCTCGGCATCCTCAGCGACCGCAACAACTTCATCATCCCAGAACTGGTCGGCGTTATCGCTAAGACGGTCCCCACGATGCCTAAGAGCGCCCTGGTGAACGTTCTGTCGTATATGTCGAACAACGCCTCGCCTAAGGCAGATCCTCGCGTACAGAAGATCTGTGAGCTTACGCTGCAGCATGCCTTCGACTACTTGAACAAGAACCCGAACACCATGGCGTCTAGCAGCGACATCCCGGGCTTGATCAAGAAGATGCGTTCGCTCTATCAAGCGTCCCGTACCAACAACCCGATGATCCTCGAGATGCGCGAGCTGACCGAAGAGATTACGGCTATCGCCATTCGTTCCAAGAACAAGGTGTTGGTGGCTGCGGTGCGTAACGCGGTACTGCTCTACATCCTGATCCGTACGTTCACCATGCATCACTACCAGAAGTGACATAAGGGCCGGGGAACTTCCCCGGCCTCTATGCTGTTTAGAACCGCCCGCCGTAACGATACGGGTTGAAACCGTAGTTGCGTGCAGTAAGGCGAGGAGCCGAACGATTGGCTTCTGCTTTCTTGTCCGCCACCACTTGGGACTTACGGTCGATCGAGCCGATGTCGTCCACAGCGTCTTCACGAATCTCGGTCTTCAGGGAAGAGATCTTCGATTCAATGTAACGGATCTCCAACATGCCTTTGGCATCAGCCAGCTGGGCAGTTAGACGATCCAATTCCAAGTTCAGACGCTCTTGACGCAGAGCTGCGCGCTGTTCCTTCACGTCATCGCCAGTAGCGGCGACTTTCAGACGGCACAGCACTTTACGGTTATCGATACCGTAGTGGTCGAGGTTACGACCTTCACGCAGGAACCATTGAGCAATCAACCACGAGATGACGTGGTCGTCGTGGCCAGAAGACTTGTGGTCGATCCGACCATTCTTCTCAACCAGAGACGAAAGCTCATCGATCAGCGAAGCATCGCGAATCAGCTTCGGAGCATCGTTGGTAGCCTCACGCAGCGTAACAATGTACAGATCTTCACGCAGAGGACCAGAGGTTGGGAAACCGAACTGGTTACGGTACGGGAAATATTTGCGCTCGGTAGGTTGGCCTGCCGAGTATTCGCGGTAGTTACGCTTCTCGTTATCGGAACCGCGCGCTGTATCCACGATACGACTGTAGATACGACGACCAGGGTCGATGCCTTTGAGCGGCAGTTCGATGAGCAGGTCATCGAGGATACCGATCCAGGTGGACTTGGCCTCAGGGACGAGGGTGACCAGAGGATGCTCTTCCAGGAACTTGGCTAGCCAGACAGCAAACCACGTCAACGAAGATTCACCGACCATGAAGCTTGCCAGAGTCTCACTGGTTTCCACATCGACCAGCACGCCAGTGATGGCGTCTCGACCAACGGCGTTCGAGGTATCGAGACCAAGGATCGCCTGACGGCTCTTGACGTATTCGACTTCCCGATGGTACTTGACCTGATAACGGTACTTGTCATCGGTAATGACGATAGGCGCCGAGTTGATGTTATCCCGGATTCTGTTGAGCAGCTTCTCAGGGATTGGGTTACTGGTCGAACCAAAGGTCCACTGGCCGAGGAAGTCTCGCTTGATCTGGTCACGGGTACCTGGAGTCGTAGCAATCTTACCCTTGAGCCATTCGTTCGTCTTACCGAGCTGCAAGTGGTTGAACGAGATGTCGACATACGGAGCCGACCGGTCCTCGCACTTACTGTTAGCCATGATGATGGTTACAGCGTCATCACGGTTATCGGCATCGAACAACATCTCGGAGAAGAACATGCCCTTCTTCTTGATGTTTTCGTAGACGTACTTACCAGACTCGGTCGACAGGTCACCGGCCGTAGTCGTGTACAGAATGGCGTGGAACTTCTTGTACTTACGCGCCTTATCGAAGGAAGCCGTGGTCGATGCAATTAGCGCAGGGATGGATACCTTGGCGTTTGGCAAGAACGGCGGTTCGTCGACGTTTACGAAGTCAGGGGTCTTACCGCGACCCACGGAGTTGGCATCGTCAGGCGAGCCCTGAGGAACGTACGAGAAGGTTTGGTTCTCGTTCATCAGGGTGGTGAACTCGTACTGGTTGTCCGTGTCCTTAGGCGTCAGGTACCACATCCATTTAGGCAGAGCTGCCCGGAACTTCTTGTAATACTTGATCTCGTCTCGACGAAGGTCACCCTTGGTGAACAGTACGTGAGTCGCGCCCTTGGTGATGAAAATGTGGAATAGTACGACGAGGAAGCGGGTGTTCAGTGTCTTACCGGTCTGGCGGATCTGCTGGACGAAGGTAATGAATGCGTTGAACACGCACCAGAACATGGCGATGTTACCGCGGTTCGCTTCCAGCATGATCAGGTTATCGCCGTCAGGGATGCGGATCACTTCACGCAGCGCGTACCACGGGTTGACGGCGCATTCCAGCAAGATGAGTTCCTGCTGTTCCTCGGTGAGATTATCGGAGTGTGCATCGACCCCACGAAGTTCCTCGTTGTGAAGCGCAAGGAAGAAGTACCAGTTCTGGATACCCATCGCCTGGTATTTGTACGCCATCTCGACCCAGCTGTAGTTACGTGAGCTGACGTCGGCAATAGCGTGCGGATATCGATCCCAATCTTCTAGATACAGGATCGGCTTGAATTTAATTGCCATGGTAGACCTCTGCGGCATAGCCCACTGGGCAGGGTGACCTGCCCAGTGAGGTACATCACTGCGAATGCGTCGGGAGACCGGACACACCAAGCTGGAGGTCTCGGCCGCCGGCCAGACGCTTGATCCACTTGAGGTAGACGGTTTCGCCTTCCGCCAGATCGTTGATGAATGCGATGTCGTTCATCCACTGACCGATCGGCACCTCGACCTGACGCGTCTTCGTAGTAACGATGAAGTGCGTAGGTTCTGGGGCCCTGCTCTCGGTTTGCGGATCGTAGAGCGGCTCGCTGGCGTAGAACAACTTGTCGAGCCAGACCGTCTTGTTGGCAGCACCGTTCATCACGTTGATGAAGGACATGCCGTTGGTGCTGGCTTTGATGACAGCTTGCAGCTTGTCGCCGTACCAGTCTTTCTGGTTGCCAGCAAAGCGCAGCTTCCAGTTACTGGAGTTGGCGATACCGCCATCACGCAGCAGCGCGATCTGACTGGACTGAGTATGACGAGCATCGCCGTACTCCACGTCGACAGCTTTGAGGTTTACGCCGAACGTCAGATGCTGAGTCGAGGTGTATTCCAGACCGTCGAATGGCGAACTCTCTTCGCTGAGTTCGATAGCGCCTTTCGGCACACGGCGAGCCACCGAACGATTGAGATCGTACAGCCAGTATTCCAAGGCATAGCCAACCACGTTGGATACCCAGGTCGGGAACGCGTACAGCTTGAGGCTGCGAGCAGGATCTGCTGGCGTACCGATGATCCGGTATTCCTCAGTCACCGCGCCGTTGGCTGTCTCGCCTTGCAGGTAGGAGTATTCCTCCGACTCGCTGAGAGCGTAAGACAGAATCAGATCATGCGGCGTACCGATGATGGTTGGAGACCAGTACTTCAGACCCAGCAGCTTGAACTTGCCGTTGGCTTCTTCGTCGACCACATCGAGCGTACGCGTGGTACCGTCGATATAGGTGACCTTCGCCCGCAGTGCCAGAGTGGCAACGGTGACGTTGATCGGGACGAGCAGGGTGTTTGGCTCGGTCTTGGAAAGGTAAGGGCTCAGCAGCTCGATAGAGCGCACCCGCTTCTGACCTTCCGAAGGACGACGAACGAGGTTGGTGTTCATGACCAGCAGTTTTGCCTTACTGATCATCTGCTCCTGGTCGTTATAGATAACGGCCGTGACGAGCTCACCATCATTCATCGCCTTGCTGGTGTAGCCCATGACCGGCGCCTTGATAGCGCGGTTGTTGATCTTCTCGTTACCGACCAGATCCAGAGGAATCAGTTCGTTTACGTAATCGCCGGACTGGTCGTAATAGGCGCTGATGATCTCGCCTGTCGGGGTGATGTCGATGCCTTTGTAGACCACACACCACTTAGCCTGAGAGCCGTACACATGCAGTGCAGCATGCAGGGCCATGCGGTGAGGGAACACGCGGGTATCGACGAACAGACGCCAGGCCTCGCTCGGATAGCCAGGACCCACGCCCAACAGGACGTCTTCCACACCGACGTCAGACGCGTCTTTAGGAGGTTCCCACGACGTGAGGTCGGCCACGAAACTGGTGTAGTCGACGCGAGATACGCGGAACCAACCCAGCTCGAACGACCACGACACGTCATCGACGTTAGGGACGTAATGACCTTCGCCTTGGACCACATCGCTCCCGTCATCGACGAGACGATACTTGTAGAGGTTCTTGATGTTGAACGAGAGGTTGAGTTCCCGCTCCTGATCAGTGATCACATACCCGCCGTCTGGTAGCGGGATGATATTCTCAGCCATAGTCTCTGACTCAATGAGGGGAGGCTAGGCAGCCTCCCGGTTGATTATTCCCCGACTTCTTCCCACGTCTGGTGCGGGTGCGGATGGTCTTCCATCTCGTGCTGGAAGCCTTCTTCCACGATAACCGTGTGGCGGTTGATCGCGACCTTGTCGGCAAGGTAGGCTTCGATTGCACGGGTAACGAATCGGAACTGGTAAATGTCCAGCTCGATGACCTCGGTCTCAGGATGTGGTTGGATCATCACGTAATCCGTGTTCACATCTTTAAGCGCAGGGTCGTACGCCAGGATCCATTCGTAACCCACGAGCTTGGCTTTCACGTCGTTGAGACTGTACTCGCCTTTGAACTCGTCCATCAGCAAGATGCCGTTGAGCATGTCGTAGATGAGCTTGGCAGTGAACGGACTGAACACCGGATACTTGTTAGGGATCGGGTTCGGCTGAGGTTTCACAGGCTCAGGCAGGCCGAGGGTCAGGTAGTCTTCGACTTCCTTATCGATCACTTCAGACTTGGCTTTCAGCGCATAGGTATCGCCATTGGTGACGCCAGCCATTGGGATCACTGGGTTGGAGATCTGGTAAGGCGTGCCGTTGGCAACCTCAACCGTCAGCGTGGTTTTGTCTTCAACAAAGCCCACCTCTTCCCGAGTAAACAGCTGACCGCCGACCACGATACGGCAAACCTTATCGTCACGTACGTTGAAGCGAGAGTTTCGGCTCAGCTCATTGTACTTGACAAAGCCTACGTCCTTAGCCTTCTCAAGCTGCAAGTCCTTGTCGCAGAAGCCACGACCACGAACCACAACCGTCTGCAGGGAACCAGGCTTCAGGAACACCTTGTTCACGATGCAGACTTCAGGCCACTGGACGTAATAGTCGATGTCCTCGATCAGACTGAAGCCGTTGAGGAATACATCGAGCTGCCCAGGAGGAATATCCATGACCGTAGTCACAGGCACCCGACCACCACGCACCTCTTGCACGTTGACGGTAAACGCCAACAGATCGTCCCGGTAGTTCAGTTCGATCGTAGAAGCCAGGAAGTCTTTCGAACTCTTGACCGCAGTGTGGAAGCGGGCTGGGTTGACGCTCCAGGTAACGACGTCTCCTGCAACCGTGTAGTAATCGGTATCACCGGTTACATCTTTCCAGTCATTCTGACTGACACCGTTGTAGATGTTGCTGACGTAGAACCTGTAGTCGACACCCTTCTCAAGGACCTGACTCGGCGTATCGTACTTGGTGCAGAGACCAACACCACCCTTACCGATGAACGCTTCCACGTACTTGGTAGTCGCGTTACGCACCGGATACTCGATCGAGTAGTCATGCGGATACCAACCCAACAGGACACCGGCTGCGTTGTACTCGAACACCGTGGAACGGTAGGTGAGACTGAATGGCAGAGTGACCCACCCAGTGCCGTCTACGTACTTGATCGGCGTATCGCCAATGAGGCGACTGATCGCATTGTAGCCGTAAGCGTCTTCGACAGCCTGACGAGTGATCCCCGTCATGGTTTCGCCAAAGAGCTTGACGTACGGACTGTTCTCCAGCGCCGATGCTTTCCACACCGAGACGTTGGCAGTCTGACCGATCATCGCTTTGAGACGCTTAGCCTCAGGTAGCTTGAACAGCTCCTTGATGCGCCCATTCTCATCGACTAGCTTACGATCCCAGCCGGACTTACGCACGATCACCTCGATCCGAAGATCTTGGTTCCAGTACCAACCGTCGGGACTGTCGTCAACATAACCACGCAGGAACGCCGACGGAATCGAGAAGTCACGGTGAGTGACGTTCCTGATCGACATGTCGAAGTTCTGGTTGTAGTAGACGCCACTGTACTTAGCCGCCAACTCGTAGTTGAGCAGGTAGATGTCGACATCGTCTTTGAAGTCGATGGTGGTGCCAAGACCTGGCCGAGGGATCAGGTACTTGGTCTGGTTGTCGCGGATACTCTCGAACGACAGCAGTGACTTGGTCTTGATCTCGAGCACTTCTTTGACAGAGGAGTCGTAGTAGTATTCGATCACATCGCCAAGCTTGAGCGTCGTGAGGTTGAGGTCACGCACCCGCCGACCGTTGACGAATGCCCAAGCATAACCAGGCTTGGTTTTCGCATCACGCCAGAACACTTGGAACTGGTAGAACTCAGCTTCGGTAGTGGGGGTCATGCCCTGCACATCGATGCCGCCGTTCATCGGCCCAAGCTTACCGTCGAAGTAAGCGTTACTGCGCCACCGCACCCACGGCTGGACGTCACCGAGGTGAGCGATCTTAGGCGTGTGCTTGATCGCAATGACCAGAGCGCCTTTACCGGTATAAAGGAAATAGGTGCGATGCAGCGGGAAGTGCAGACCGTTCTTGATGTACACGTCGATCAGCAACGAAGTGCTGACGCAGTGCGCACGGGCCGATACCCACTTATCCTTGATGGTATTCATCCCAACCAACTCAGGCGGGAGATCACCAATCATGAAGACGTGGTACCACTCACTTGGAGTCGGAAGGTTCCACGAACGCATGCCAATTTTGATGTTGCCGATCGCGCCTGCTCGCTTGCTAATGCGCTGGGGACCGATGATGTGTTGACGGTCCTGCCCCGGCGCGCACCAAACGTTGTGATAAGCGTGATCAACCAGGAAGTCGGTTGAGCTGACCATGTATTACCTCTTACCCATGAGGTGGTTCATTTGCTTGAGGAATTCTTTGTCGTTACCTTGCTTGACCACGCGCTCGATCACCTTACCGAGACCGGTTTTGGTGTAGCTGTGTTCTTCGACGGTCTTGTAGACCAGTGCGAGGAAGACGGGCGGGAATTCAAGGGCAACGGCAACGGATTCCCGATGAGCGGGACCAAAGGTGTAATCCAACGCACGGTACGCCAGAGGGATGTTCAGCGGTTCAGCACGAGGGCTATCAAGAGCCTTACGCGCCCAATCGATGAAGTCCTTCAGGTTGTTCAGTCGAGGGATCTCACCCAGGATACCGCCGAGGGTCATCGAATCGACACCTGGGATATAACGGGCCGCACGAACGACCAGCCTGTCGATGTCATCCTGCGAAGGATTCAGCGGCAGCGGATCAAACAGCTGGATGTAGTAAACAGCAACAAGCGCTCGGAAGAACGACGTCTGACCGAAATCAAGACTCAGGCGTTGAGACAGCGACATGCCAAACCAGCTGATGAATACCTTGGCAGGAAACTCGCCGAGGTTCAGCATGTCCTTGCGCATCGAAGGACCTTCATTCAGCCAAGCGGCGGTGAGGTCAGCAATGCGCACTGCATGGTTGTAGGCATCTTCTTTTGCTGGTCGACCGTCTTGACGCAGCAAAGAACGGCCGTCGATCACGGCAGGAGTTTGAAGGCCGACGTTGTACTTCTCAGCTTCCACCCGGGTGATCGGTTGGAGGAAAGGGAGCATGTCGGTCACACCCGGCGGAACGACCTTCACACCGTAGACACTTCCGACTGCTGGTAGCAGTTCTTCGTTGATTTCCAGACGACGGATAGCAGTCAACGTTTTGGAGAGATCGAAACGCGAACACGGGCTTGTCTGGTATGGGGTGTCGAACATAGTTCGCCTCTCCTACTTATGTGAGTTAAAAGTTACAATTCATCGTTATGGAAGAAATAAAATAGTATGCTTACTCCGGCAAATGCGCCGAAGTTGGCTGACCATACCATTCCTCGACGTTCTGCGCAGAACATGCTCCTGGGAGTAACACCATGCCTGTAAGCGCCCTCAGCTCTTTGCCCCGCACCAACTTCCGGGGCATTCGAGATGACTCGCCGGTCAACGTGGCAATGCCCGTTGAATCGTTGCCGATTCGTCTCCCGCTCTTCATGGGCTTCGCGCCATGGGGTAGCTACGCTTCCGCCGGTTATGTAAACGCCGCCGGTCTGCAGCTGCTCAATGGTTCGGATGTTATCAATCCGAAGTCGAAGTTCTTCACCCACCAGAGCCAGTTCCTCCGCTCGCACTTCACCGCCGGCGGCACTGCGCTGTTCCTGCGACTGAAGGCGCCAGGCGCCAAGCAGGCTACCTTCCGTCTTGCGATCGATCTGGTCGCCGACAAGGTGCCTCTGTTCGAGCGTAATGGCGATAACAGCCTGAAGCTCGATGCCGACGGCAACAAGATCCCGACCGGTGAAACCACCGACGGCTTCCGTGCCCAATGGCGCTGGGTCCCTGTGACTCTCGGCACCGACGGCACCTTCACTTTCGGCTCCGGCGCGAAGGCGGAAGGTAAGCTGGTCTCCACCATCGACGGTACCGTCTCCGAAACCATCCCCGTCCTGGACGGCCTGGCTCGTTGGGAAGGTGCTCGCGGTAACAACATCGGCTTCCGTCTGCACGCGCCTACCGTCGCCAGCACTGATCCTGCCGACGAAGATCTGCAAAACGAACTGGGCTCGTTCCTGTATCGTCTTCAGGTCGTTGAGCGTGACAGCGCCGTCAGCAGCGCGCAACTCAAGCGCACTCTGCAAAGCGAAAGCTACGTGGACTTCTCGTTCAAACAGGGCACCATCAACCTGGCGACCGAGAAGCAGTACTACGCCGGTAAGGTGATCAAGCCTGCGTACGAATCCACCAACCCGGCTGCCTTCACCGGTTACGGCCCTGTCGAGAAGCTGGCTGTCTATGACGCCAACATCCTCGAAACCCTGACCAAGCTGGCCGCTTGCGAAAGCGACTACACCACCGAAGAGATCGCCGATCCGCACCTGTTCAACTTCCTGACCGGTGTTGACGTTGCTGGCAACCCGTACCACACTTTCGTGGTGGAAGGTCCGAGCGCCGGTGGTCTGCTGTTCGGTGAGCTGTCCAACCTGTACATGGTTGGTGGCGACGACGGTACCGTTACCGCTGCTTCGTACAACACTGCCGTTGACGAAGTGCTGGGCAACCTGGCCAACTCCGATGTTCCTTTCAAGGACATCGCCCGCATGCCATACGACTCGGTGTTCGATTCGGGCTTCCCGCTCGACACCAAGAAGAAGTTCGCCAACTTCCACAACATCCGTCCGGACGTTGTCGTTCACGCGTGCACCCAGGACGTCAGCAAGTCGCTGAACACCCCGAGCGAGGACTCCTCGATCGCGATCTCCCTGCGTTCGCACTTCCGTGCAATGCAAGAGAGCCAGGAGTTCGGCACCAAGGCTCTGCGCTTCATGGTGGTCGGCCAGGCCGGTTACCTGATCGAAGACGATTACGACGGCCTGGTGCCGTTCCTCGAATTCCTGCTGATCCTGGCTACCCGCTACATGGGCGCTGCCAACGGTGAGATGGATTCGACCTACGCCTTCGGCCGTGGTGAGCAGAACGTCGTTACCCGTTACCGCGACCACAACGTGGTTACTCGTGACCCGGAAGTTCGCAACAACGACTGGAACAACGGTCTGAACTACACCGAGTACTTCGACATGTCGCGCCTGTTCTGGGCCGGCCTGCAGTCGATCTACGAGGACCACACCTCGGTGCTGCACGGTTACATCAACGTGTGCATCGCGTGCAACCTGACCCGCATCGGCCACATTACCTGGCGCGAACTCTCGGGCGACTCGCAGCTGACCGACGATCAGTTCCTGGATGAAGTGACGGCTCGCGTTACCCGCCGCACCGCCGGTAAGTACGACAACCGCGTGGACATCACTCCGCGTGCGTACTTCACCGACCAGGACGAGGCTTTGGGCTTCCCATGGCACCTGGATATCGGCATGGCGGGTGACAACATCCGTACTGTCGAGAACCTCGCGGTTATCGCCAGCCGTCGCCGCGTACTCGAGGAGACCATCTAAATGGGTCGTTATTCGGAAACTCATCAGAACAAAGGCTACGCGAAGAACGCCCTGCCGCCAGTTCTGAACATGGGGGTGCAAGGTAACCAAGGTTACCTCACCGAAATGCAATACTACCCGTCGGCCACGGACTACATCCGTAAGCCGCTGATCATCAAGGTGCTGCAAGCGCCGGCTGGTTTGATGATGCTGCCGAACGGGTCGGCCTACGTGGCCGCGTACAAGAACCTCATCGAGAACTGGATGCAGTCCTGGCAGGGCTTCAACCGTACTCTCAGCGTGAACACCCAGGAAACTCAGCTGGGTAACGCTGGTGAGGTCTTCCAGACCCCTGCTCGCGTAGCGCGTGCTCGTTCTCAGATCAGCTCCACTGTGGTCGAGAAGGACAACATGCCAGTCATCCGCTTCCTGGAAGACATGGTGCGCTACCTGATCATGGATCCGGATACCGGCCACCCTCTCCTGAGCGGCGTGTCCGAACAGTTCACTGACCAGCTGGCCGACATCTATGGCGGCACCATCCTGGCCTGGGAACCGGACAAGACCTTCAAGAAGGTGCAGAAGGCTTGGCTCATCACCAACTTCTGGCCACACCAGGATATCGGTGAAAACACCGGTACCCGCCAGCTGCAGACTGATGGTGAGACTCTCACCTACAACCTGAACTGGACTGGTTGGCAGAAGGTTGGTTACGCGGTCGATAAGCTCGCCCAGGGCTTCATGGACGCTGTTCGCGTAACCGGCATCGATCCACAATACCAGAAGAACTTCATCGAGGCCGTCGACAGCAACGTCGCAGCGATCTCGCAGAGTGGTTACCAAGAGCAGATCACGCTGGTCAAGCGTGGCCTCGTTCAGCCGTAACCCTGGTAGGAATACGGGTGCCCTTCGGGGTACCCGCATCCCGTTGATCTATGCCTGATACTGGGAGTAGCACAATGCCAGCACACCAGCCATTACTATTAGATGCGTTGCGAGAACTGGAAGGTGATCTGAGTCATTACGGTGTACGTAGTGGCGCTATCATCTACAAGGACTCAGCAAACGTACCAGAGGGCGCCGGTAAGGTTTACGACGCCATCGCAAAGCTCGGTTCGGTTATCCACTTTAGCCAGAACTGTGTAGATGGTCGCTTTGTCGAAGGAAGCGATTATCGCCTCGAAACAATTTCAATGACCGGGGAGGTCATGATCAACACCCTCGTGGGTAAGTTGGTCATCCCGCGAGGGACGCGCCTGCACTTCATGTCCAAGCGCTAATGCGGCAAAAAAAAAGAAAGGTAAGAGACCCGGGCGTTTGCCCGGGTCTCTATGCCGCTTACACGGTAATGCCGAACTCGGTCATCGCTTCGCGCAGACGACGGACATCAGCATTGATAAACTCGTTACGATCGTTGGCGATCTTGGCGAAGTCATCAACATCTTTGTCGCGAAGCACGGTCAGGATTGCCAACTGCTCTTCGTCACGCAGTCGCTTGAACGCGGGAATCTTTTCACGCAGAGCGCTCAGACGGTTGTGGGTGATCGCTTGCGCTTGGTCGAGGAGGTTGACGGTGTGTTCGTCATCAACGCCTTCGATAACTTCCTCAGGGACATGGACACGGAAGTACGACGTACCATTCTGCGGCATACGACGGTCTTTGTTCTTCACGGTCCAGATTGGAGAACCCCAGATCACCACATCGAGTTCTTGCTCGATGTTACTGTACTCGTCGCCAGCGGCCAGCTGGCGTTTCATGTTGGAGAAGTACTTGTTGTAGATGCGGTGCTGATTGAAGCTGATCCAGTCCCAAGGGGTGAAGTGATCTTTAGGATTCTCGAGGAACGCTTTATCCTCGTCGTCGAGCACGACCACGAAGGTGATGTCCCGATTGAAGTCGCGGAACTCACGGCTGTAATGATAGCCTGGGTCGACGAAGAAGGTCTTCGCGCTCAGGTCGTGTTCATTACCAAGACGGTAAGCTGTCTCCTTATCGTAGACGACGATAAGTGCCGCCGTCTCGATGAGGGTGTTCTGATACTTAGGAAAGTTCTTCCAAGCGTTGATGTATTCAGGTGTCATTGCGAAACTCCGATAACCGGTAGGGATTGAATGTAAGCCAACCGGAGAACCCGGTAGACTTCTTTGTTGTACTTGATAAGTGAACCAGCGCATGGTTCAGAGAGATCGAGGAAGTATCCCTTGAACTCATTGAGGAACATCGCCACAGCGCAGGAACGACTTACTCCTGCATGACAGTGGATCAAGATGTCCTCTTCACCGCACTCCTCTAGGAAGCGCAGGATCTTCATTGCGTGCGTGAAGTCGAAGATGTGGTAGGGTGGCCCTAGGTCCTCTTCGATATCGTCAAATTCGAGCCTCAGGAGGCGTTGGTGGGTGCATGGGAACGTAGGGATGTCCTCCCCACGCTCTCCAATGCTAATTACGTTGGATGGCGTGTTGATAACGGTCATCCATAACCGAGATACGAAGGTCGTCTTCTTCAATCTACGTGTGCCCGGAAGTTGGTGAATCTGGCCGGCATCAAGACCGAGCTGAACTCGTTAGCCATACGCCAGATCCAATCGCCAGCAGGACAAGCGTCGTCGACACTGACCTCATCGCCGACTGGATCCATGAACTGGTAGATGTGGACACGGAGATCGTCGAGGAACATGAATGGACTGGCTTTGTTTGGGTCGAGCGCAGTACCTTCAGCCTCGGACATACAGGCCAGCTGATTGATGGTCTTCCAATTACTTACCAGCAGCATAGTGGAACCGCCATCGGCGGTGATTACCACGCCGATTTCAAACTGATGGACGCTACTACTGATCTTCAGAGCAACGCAGGTACCCTCGCCGAACGCGACGGTGTCCTGAGTGATGGTCACGCGATTCTGCTCTCGGTTTTCATCTTCTTCATTGAGCATAGCCAGATGGCTGATGATGTCGGTAGCAACGCTGAAGTTCTTACGTACTTTGATATCGATCATTGGAAGACTCCCAAACAAAAAATAAAGATACAGCATAAAGCCGGGACCGAAGTCCCAGCTTTACAGGTGACGCGGCCGAAGCAGATCGATCAGTTGTCGAATACGGACTTGGCGCTTTCGCTCAGGTAGTTGACGACCTTGTTGTGGTCGGTCAGCTTACGGCCAGTGCCGACGACCAGATCGGTCTTGGCGACGCCGTGGTTCTTCCAGGGTTTGCCCATGGCGGTACCGCTGCGCTCGCGGTCGTAGGTACCTTCGATCGAGGCATGACCCAGCAGGACTTTGAACGAACCCTTCTGATGGTCCTTGTCCTTTTCCATGCTGGCTTGTTGCAGCTCGCCGTTGGCCAGGGTGGTGGCGCTGGTAGCGATCAGCAGGAAGTCCTGGTGCGCTTTGTGCGAGTCCAGGGTCTGACCTTCCGGCATGTGCTTGGAGAAGATGTCGTCGGAACCTTCGAAGTCGGTCTGGCGGGTATCGCCATTGACTTTACCGGCGGCTTTCAGATCATCGGCCAGAGCGCGGATTGCTGGATTGAAGGCTGGTTTGGCTTCGTTGGACATGAAACGTTCCTTGAATTGCGGGTTGGTGTTTGACACAGAAGGTGATGGTGTTGTAACTTATTACGTTGTATCTCATGTTGGTAATGTATGATTGTTCTGAGTTTCAACGAAAAAAAAAGAAGTGGTAGTGAGTGCGGTTGCCCGCACTCACGCCGACCGATTAGCTCTTAGCTTCAGCGTTATCGGTCCTCACGGTTACTTCCACTTTCTCCGGCTTGTTACCGAAGGCAGCTTTGGCAACCTTGTAGGTGCCTACCAACGCACCACCAGCGACGATGGTGCCGACTACGCCAGCGGCTACCGGGTGAGCGGCAGCTACGTTCTTCAGGCGCTGGAACAGGGAAGCGGTTTTGGCAGCAACTTGGATCATTTCACCGGACATATTTGGAACTCCATTGGTCTTACGAGATTAGGTTATTGAATCATGGCGACAATGTATCGCCATGATTTTGTTGCTTACGATTTACGGTTAGCTGCGCTTGCGGCGCCCGGTTCGATGTTGTCCAGAAGACCTGGGCGACCGATCAGCTCTTTGGTGGCCGAGATGGACTCACGCAGCTCAGGATTGCGTTGTACGTAACCTGGAATCTGGCTCAGCTCGTCACCGGCGAAATCCTTCTCGAGGAGCACTTTGTGGTACTCATCGTTCCAGATCGTGTTGATGTCGAACTCCTCGCCAGCGGCGACATGGTTCATGCGGTCAGCAACACTCATCGCAACCCGCTGGTGATCGGCGGGGGTCAGGCTTGGGAAGCCGGGCTGGTTAGCTGGATGGCGTGGTTTGCCAGAGTTGACCTTCTGTAACACCAGATCCAGAGTCTGGCCGAGGTTGTAGTTGTTACCGAACTCGCCGCCCATGACGCCGAGGATCAGATCCTCGTCAGCCACGTTACCAGTGAACAGGCCGCGCAGCGATGTGGGACGATGGTAGCTGACCAGCTGATCAGGATGGCTGTGGTGGGCGAAGAACACGAAGTTGCCGACGCAGGTAACCACACCCACCAGTTGGCGAACATGCTTGCCGGTGGTCATGCACTTGAAGCGGGTGCCGTTCTCCAGACCGAGCTTGGCGCGGACAATGCCGTCGATGTAGCCGGTGCCGTTGTCCCACGACTCGTCATAGGCAATGACGGTTTCGATTTGCTGGAATACGTTGATCAGAGTCTTTACGGTTGCATCGCTCATTTGTTGTCCTCCTCGGACATTGGTATTCAGAAAGAAGGGAGTGCGGAATACCCGCACTCCTCAGGGGTGAAACTTACTTGGCGTTGAAATTCCAGCTCAGGATCGACTGCTTACGGTTGACGTTCCAGCCGGTGTTCGCATTGTCGTTGAAGTGCTTGACGGCAGCTGCGAAATCGCCCGGGAAGTAGTCGACACGCACGTTACCAGCAACCGACCAGGTCGACAGGTGAACCATGTTGTCTTCGCCGATGTAGCAACGGTTGATGCAGAACGGCGAGTTGGTGTAGCCGATGAAGGCGTACAGCTTGTTGTCCGATTGCAGCAGGCCGAATACCTGAGCAACCGACACTTCACCGCCGCGACGATGGTCATCGATGTAACGACCACCGTTTGCACGCAGACGATCGATCACGGCTTTGGCAGCAGTGTGAGTCGCCACGTCTTCTTCAGCTTCCTCTTCAGCTACCGGGTTAGGCCGGCCGAAGGAAACCATGTCGCTTTCAGCAACTTCGAAGAACGGCTGCTCAGCAACGAACTTGCTGATCATGGTTACCAGAGCAGCGGTTGCGTTCGGCATGTACTTGTACATCGAGTCGGCAGCTTTGATACTGTCGATGATAGCGTCGAACTCTTCTTGCGGAAGAGGCATCAGCTGACCGTCGATCACCACGCCGTGCAGGGCGGCTTTGGTGAAGTTCAGGGCGAAGCCGTGAGCGACTTCCAGCTCGCTGTCGGTGAGCGGTTGACCGGTGTAGCCGCAGACGGTGCTGATAGCATCGACCATGGCATGGATCTGGTCAGAGGTTTCGGTAGGGATGGTAATGGTGATACCGTTCTCCACCTTGGTGAAGTACACGTCGCGCATCAGTTGCTCAACAGCGTTGATGGTAATGTTCGAAGCTTTGATGTTGAATACGTTCATTGCATGTCCTCCACGGACGATATAGTAGGGTTTGGTTGAATCATGTATGTTGATTCACGCTGACTATGTGTGACTGTATCTTTTTTAACTACGATTTCTGGAATCGATTTTACAGCATAAACCCCCTACCTACGGTGAAAGCCGTAGGTAGGGGAATGCATCACTTGGCTTTGTTGACAGCCGAGTCGGCCACAGCAGCCATCATGGTGGTGGTGTAGATCGCCTGCTCGTACACGCAGTCGGCCAGACGCACCAAGCGGCTCAGGCTGGTTTCGAGAGCTTCGCAGATCTTCGATACCGCTTTCTTCTGATCGCTGTCCAGACCAGCGGTAGCGCCGCGCGCTGCCTTGATCTTCGCCTGGATGGCTTCGGCATCGACCTTGTAGTCGATGTAGCGCTCGTAGCCGAGAACGTTGGTGATAGCGGTCAGCATGTCGTTGGCGCTGGCCTGAGACTTCAGGTCAGAACTTTCGGCGCTGTTGATGTAGCCACGAACCGCACCGAAGGCAGCGGCTGGCTGAGGCAACACGCCGCCTGCAACACCGCCGGCCAACATCAGAGCAGGAGAGCCCAGAGCCATACCGCCGAGGACAACCAGACCGGAAACACCAGCGGCCAGCGCACCCATGCCGTAACCGCCGACGATACCCCAGAGGATGTCCTTACCGCGCACTTGGGTTTCGCCAACGCGGGTGAACTTCGGAGCGGTAAGGCCGGACAGTGGACCGGAGGCGATTTCGGCGCGCAGGGTGTGGTTGCCCATCATGAAGCCGATCGGACTGCCCAGTTCGTTCAGACCACCGGTGATCTTGACGGTCGCCAGCTTGTGCTCGTCCAGCGCGAACTTACCGGCAGCGATAGCTTCGGCAGCAGCGGAGATGGAGGCAGCAGCCGCGGCGGCAGCGTCATGAACCTTACCGAGGTAGGACGATTCGGTCTGGATGGCGCGGACCAGGTCACGAACAGGAACGCCTTCGCGGGTCATGAACCGAGCGACGCCCTGGTTCTTGATCACGACAGCGCCTTCCTTCAGGTCAGCGATGTTCTGGCGCAGGCGAGTGGACGCGGAGGTCAGAGCACCTTTGGCTTTCTCGAAGCGAGCAACGTCACTACGCAGGAAGCGAGTGATGGCGCCTTCTTGAGAATAGTCCAGCATCTGAGTGCGCAGACCGCGGTTCATCTCGGCAACGCGACGGCAGTCACGAGCCAGGCCGGCCAGCCGCTCACGATCGCTACCAGCGGACTCGAACGAGGTAGCCGGCAGGTTCAGTTTGTTGGCGCGCATGATGGCTGCGAATTCACGGTGCATCGATTCGGTCGATACCACGCTGAGTTCGGAAACGCCACCTTGCTCTTTCTCTTCCTCGGCAGCCTTCTCAGCAACCACTTCAGCGCGCTCAGCCAGCTCTTCCAGCTGTTCGGCGATGTCGGCAGTAGCTTCGGCAGTGTCGAGGGTCTCGACGACGCCAGGCGAAGGAGCAGCAGCGTCTTCAGCGAGTACTTCTACCAGGTCAGCGTTGGTTTCGCTGGTAGGCTCGATAGCGCCGGACTCGAACGCGAGGTTATTCAGGAAATCGTTGTTCATTGATCTCTTTCCAATGAGGGCTCAAGTTACCACGACAGGCTGCGGGGAACCGCAATGCTGACGCGGGTTTCTTCATACAACGAGTTCAGGATCTGCACGGCTGGGGCCATGCTTTCGAAACTGGCGTCGTTAGAGCAGGCATTGAAGCCCATGCGCAGGCGCTCGAGGTTGAACTCAGCTTCGTCAAGCAATTGCCCAACGTGCTGTTTCGATTCGAGGCTTGGCGTTTTGTACTTGCTCGCCACTGCAACGCCTGGATCGTAAACGCTATCCCAGGTGATGATCTTGGTCATCGACTTGGTCATGTTCCCGAAGTTCTTCTTGGCGAAGCAACGGATCGAGTAGTTCACGTCTTCGTCCGGGTTCTCCAGCATCTCGTTGAATTCACGAGACTTAGGACCGGTGCCGCGCACTTCACCGATGATGGCCACGACCTTACGGCCACGCTCATCGATAACGGTGTCAAGCGACGCACTCACACGACGAATGTGAGACGAGACGTTGTTCTCCATGATCTCACAGATCCGGACGAACCAGTCTTGATCGCTTTGCCCAGGCAGACGACGTGGGTGACCCCATTCGCTGCGCAGGCGGCCGGCTTGCAGCATACGGAGGAACTCAGGATCGTTCTCCATGTAGCGCATTGCCGACGCGGTGTCGTACAGCCAACCGCCATTACCAAAGGCGCCGAAAGCACCCAGGATAATTTCGCAGTAGCCGTTGTCGAGTTTCTTGAGGATACCCTTCTTGCCGGAGCCAGCCAGTGCTACGTTGCTGTAGGACGTGACAGGACCACGGGGCGAGGAGTTTAAGGCTACCTGGGCCATGATCGATGTTCCTTATTGCCGCAACATCGACTCGAACCGTTCAGCACGATCGGACGGATTAGCCAAAGCAGAAGTCATGCCTGGGTCGTAATACGAGCCACCGAGTTTTGCGGTCATGTTCGTGGAGCCGAAGCTCACGTTACGAAGTGCGATGAAGTACGGACGTTTGGTGTTGAGAGAAGCCTTGGCATTAGGCACTTGACGGTAGTACCGGGTTGGGTCTTCAGGGTCGCGGCAAAGAGAAGACGCCACGTATTCCCAGATGGCCAAATCGGCCCCCAGTGTCACACCATTGTATTTGCCAGAGTTCTCGAACAGGCGTGGGATGTCCTCGTAGTCGTAGTACCACGGGATCCTGCCTTTACCGTACAGCTCCGTGTAGACACGGTGCGGCAAGTTGTCGTTCACCACCGGGTCAGTCGACGCGATGATTTTCGAACCCTTGTCGTAATACAGCTCGATGTACCCAACGTCATCCACCACGGTCCGTCCGATACGGTCAGGCTCTGTTCTGAGCATGCCGGTTACCATGGACGAAGCGTAATAGTTGTCTTCGGTGATAATGGCCATACAGCCGAGGATGTACGAGACATCCTCGATGACGGCTAGATCACGTTCAGCGAACCGCTCAGGAATTTGAATCCTGAGCGGCTCCAGGCAGACGAGGGTGGTGCCGACCTTTTTATAGGCAGCGTCCACCCGGGACTTCGAGCGTTTGTATGCCGATGAAAGCATATCTCACGCCCTCTATCAGTGCGCAGCGACGCTCACGTTGATCTGCGAGGTTACCCAAGCGCAGAGGTATTTGAGCGTAGCCAGCGTGGCCACTTGGTTAGCCGGCAGGTTCGGCTGCTCTTTCTCGATGGTGAACATGATGTCCACGACACGAGCGGCGTCAGTGTGGGCGTACCACACGAGGCAGACGGCTGCCGAGATGACCATGACTGGATCATGCTGCTGGAACTGGTTCTTGTAGACCGCGTCGACGAAGTCACGCAGACGACCCCAGGCTTTGTCGTAGGTGTCGCCTTCAACGGTGAACTCACCGCATTCGGCCACGCACTTGATGTCGTCACGCAGGACGTTCTGAACAGCAGCGCGCTCAGCTACTTTACGGTTCAGCTCATGAGCCGCCTGCCGACGAGCCTTGTCGCCTTCGTAAGCGGACAGCATTGCAGCCCGGGCTTCGGCGTCGTTCAGTTGAGCACCGCGGAACTTACGGCCGAGGATCTCGTTACCGATCAGCATTTCCAGGCTGAAGTCTTTGTCCAGCAGTTCGTTCCAGACTTCGCCGTTGACGCTGATGACACCGGCCTTGCCGCTACCGCTGACAGGATACAGCGAGAAGTTCTTGAAGGCGGTATCGGCGATACGGATCGCGCCCAGCGCACGGTGACCGGCGATGTTGGCGACCAGAGCACGGGCGTTGTTGTAGCTGGCAACGGTGGTCTGCAGGCCTTCCTTCGGCATCTCGATGTTCTTGACGATGATGGCCAGCGGCAAGACGTAGTCGGTAGGAAGTTTCTCAACATCCATACGGCCGTCCAGCACCTGGATCAGCAGGCCGACGCCTTCGCCGTTACGCGCTTCCAGCAGTTCGCGCATCGAGGAGTTGAAGTCGCCATCGTCGGTCAGCTTGGCCAGCGAGATCACTTCTTCAGGCGAGTAGTTGCCGAAGTTCTGAACGCCAGGCGAAGTAGCGCGAGGAGTGTTTTCCCACTGCTCGACGAACTCACGGCCGGGAGCCAGACGGTACACTTCAGGTACGTACTGGGCATCCAGGTCATAAGGCAGCGGCGCATTGGCCAGGCTGGCCATGGCAGTGGTGTACTTCTCGACGACCCGACGAATGTGCGGGTATACGGTATTGCGGGTGAAGTCCATGGTGCGGCGGACCGTACCGGATACCAGCTCGACGCTTTGCGCCATCAGCTGAGCATGCTCTTCACCGCGGCTGACGTTGACCAGATGGCTGGAGGTACCTTCGTAGGTAGCGCTCTCGGTGGAGAGGGCTACAGTTGGGCACTCGCGGCAGATCAGCGACAGAGGAGTGTCGGGGATTGGGGTCAGGGTTACGCCTTTACCGGCGTACTCCTGGTTGATGCCGATAGCGGCGGCGATGGCATTCGGATCAAGCATTGGTCTTCTCCGCCAGCGTTTTGTTGATGTAGGCAGCCGCCAGCACTTTGACCGACGCCTGGGTAACTTTGGCGCCGTCTACTTCAGCAGCGACGTCGTTACCAATCACGTTGAGGGCAACTTCGCTCACCAGCTGGATCGCGTTGGCGAGAACCGGCAGGTTGTTCAATTCCGTGGGAGTCATTTTCGACTTATCCTCGTGTGTACATACAGCCGCCTCGGGACTCCCCGAGGCGGCGTTGGGTGGCTACATCAGTCTTCGCCGAAATACATGTCGTAGGCTTCCTCACCCAAGTAACGGAGCAAGGTGTTCGTACTACCGATGACGAACGGGCTGGTCACGATACGGTCGATGCAAGATTTGGCACCAAAGATCGCGTCAATGGTTTCATCACTTTCCAACGTCCGGGTATTACCGAAGAGGATCTCACCAACGGTGGACTTCATCTGGTTAGCGAACACGAGCTTATCGCCCACGCCCATTGCAACCGGGGTGGTGATGAAGACCATGATGATCGCTTGACCAGGCTCTAGGGTGTGACCGTCAATCCGCACCGATCGTGGAACTTGACCAGTGACGTATTCCTCGCCAAGACGCTTGGCGCTGCGGCGACGGTTCTTTTCAGAAACCGCCACGATCCCTTGCAGGGATTCGGACATGTCATCGATGTCACCGTTATAGTAGACTTCGATCTTCGCGACAGTACCGACGGCTTTAGCGCGTGGAGACATGGCGGACCAGTTTCTCAGAGTCTCGCGAGTAGCGTCGTCATACAGCCCAGTGTCTGCAGTGATCGCGCCCTCGATCGTGCATAGAATTGTATCAAGGTCTACCTTATCGCCGACCTTAACCAAGTCGTGGATACCCTCACGGAAGTCCACTTGCACTGTCTTAGGCTTAGACACCATGGTCGACATCCGCTCAGCAAACTGCACTGCGAGGGAGCTCGAGTCTTCTACGGTGTACGTGGCTTCACGCAGAGCGATCTTACCAACGCAACCAGTCATGTAGTCGACACGATTCTTATCGAACACGCTAGGCTTGAAGAAACCGGAGTTGTAGGTGATTACGTCAAACTTGCTGACTTTGTCACCCTGCTTCAACATCGTAACCAGTTGGTGAGGATAGGTGGAACCCTCAGCCGTCGTATGGGTCAGACCCAACGGTAGACGAGCGACCTTACCGTTCTTATACGTAACCACGATGTGGTCATCGCCAAGTTCGGTCACTTCACCGTCGTCGTCAGCTACCGAGGCAAACGCAGAGCTCATGCGAGATGCGATGACACGCTCCATGCCGGTACGAACTGCCTGAACTTCAGCACCACTTACCGAGATACCGTGACCGTGCTGTACGTTGGTGAAGTTGACACGTTTAGGGTCGTCGCCGTCAGATGCAAAGCTCAAGAGAGCTGCAGTCGACATGATGGACGATGCACCGTCACGTTTCTCATCGTACAGACGAACAGTGCCGCGAGCACTGGTGATGTTGGAGTTAGGCGACAGGTAAGTGATGATCGCCACGTCACCCGAGTCAACCGTACCTTCGGAGATGAAGCCCATGTCCTCGTCAGTGAACAGACGAGTATTGGCCACCATCGCACGACGGCTTCGACCGCCACGACCACCGAACGTAATTACTTCACGCTCACGCAGGCTGTGGATCGGGTTGATGTTGTTCACAGG